TATTTATCTAGATTGGTATCTCTGTAGCGGGGGGGTATACTCCATAATCAGACATAGTACTTAGAATAAGTTCTTTCGATACAACTCCCACCATTCGGAATACAATCTCCTTGTCTCTAAATACGATCAAGGTTGGGATACTTTTTACGTTGTATGCTTTCGGGGTTTCCGGGTTAGCGTCGATATCTAATTTATAAAACCTGACATGGTGCCCCAGCTCTTTCTCCAGAATGCCTAGTGTGGGAGACAGCACCTTACAAGGCCCACACCATTCTGCCCAGAAATCTACAACAACTGGTCTGTCTGCGTTCATTACATCGTGTATGAACGTAGCGTCAGTGGTGTTATGCATTTGCATTACCCGCCGATAATTTTCTTAGCGGCTCCACCCGCCGCACTACCCACAGCTCCCGCAGCAGCACCTAAACCAGCACCTATAACTCCAGCTACAGGAGCTAGTAGAGCACCAATAATTTTCTCCATTGGTACTTCTTTGTCAGTCCCTGTCCATGTTTCGTCAGGTTTCTCTGCTTCCAGTACACGTTTGAATATATCCGTGGATTTTTTCAGGGATTCTTCTTCGTCCTCATCAACAGAAGTTTGTATAAGAGAGCCCCCCCCTACGTTAAAATGGCTGGGTCTTTTATCTGAACGACCTTCCACCCCTTTACTATAGGGATGTGGCTTTGGATCAGTTTTTCTAGGGGATGTCTCGGTTAGAAATCCCTTCTCAGCTGCCTTATCTTTCTCTTCATCACCAGTGTATTCATTCATATCAACGGGATTGATATTAGGTTTATGGACTGGGGTGGTCTCATTCATCTTGTCCACGAAGTCAAAGAACTCCATGGACTTCTCGCCCGCCCAATCCACAGTCTGTTTACTGCCAGTTAGTCCAGCCGCTCCACCAACTAGAGCACCTCCCACACCTTTCACACCCGCACCCACAACCTTAGCAGCACCACCCACAACGTCTCCTATCAAACCTTTTTCAGTCTCAGTGCTGCGTCCCTTAGATTTCTCACTAACTTTTTCCGTTGGTACCGCAGTTGTTCTTTGACTGGTCGAACTCCCTTTAGGTGCGTCTGTATAGGTGGTTGTCTCTACAGTACCCTGATAGTTTGTACCCCTTGATGGATACTCATATTTCACGGAAGTCCCAGCTTTTGAAACTACCTTGCCAAGTTGTCCCCCTGATGCCTGTTGAGTTCTCTGGTTGCTACCTACCGCCGCTCTAGGTAACTCACCACGATAACGAGTTGTAGTTCTCGTTCTAGTCTGGTCTCCGTCAGACGTTTTACGTAAAATATTAATGAATGTATCCGTTGCGGACTTAACCATATCCTCTATGTTAGCATCGCCCAAATCCTGACCGGCTTGGTTTACTATCTTGGATGGTACAGGTCTGCCGGGTTCATCGTAATCGACAGGGTGCCGTAGATTCTCCGGATAAACATACATAGGGAATCCCATTTCGTCCAGTAAAGCTCTGTGTTGAATCTGTCTAGCTGTCCCATTTTCAAGCACAGCCATTTGTTTTCCTTTTAGTTCAGGCACATAGCCCTCCTTTGACGCTTTACCGAACCATGTGGAGAACACTTCAGTGAACGAGGGTATATCACCCTTACTGATTACGAATAAATTATCATCAGCTTCAGTTGGAATTGTTTGTTCAGCTTTCATTATCTCGAAGTGCGCCCCTTGGTTCACACCTTTCTCACAAATAGTTATCTCTGCAAGCTCTAAGCCATCCACCTGCATGTAAGAATCTGCACCTTTGCTAATATTTTTTGTCTTAGTTGCACTGCCAGCAATAGAGTATGACCTCATCTTACCGGAAGTGATTTGCTCTTTAACTTTCCTAGATATTTTTGTATCATCTCTAAGTTCTGATATGAAAAATAAGTTATCGCCTTCTACCCCGCTCTTAAATATCTGCCCGCCCTTTGAAACATATACAGGTAACGCATGTCCAACCTGAACGTCAGAGTGCATAACCATTACATTGCGGGTTCTAAAGTTATCCATGTACCGCTCGAAAGCGTCCTCCAAAGCGTTAGAGGTAATCAAGTGCCCCTCCCTGTCCACCAACTCCACTGAAGCTGGGCCTCCTATAACGGTAGGTTCAGCCTCTCCGTTTAAGTCAAGTATCTCGACTACGTTGGCATACTTTGAAATGTCTGGATAGGCTCTATGTAAAGTAAGTAGCTCAGCCGGGGATGCTAACCCAGCCTTGAATAAACGTTTGTACTCCTTTAAACCTCCCTGTACATCATCCATTGTGACTTTACCACCATCAGCCTTATCAAGAAAGACGATAGATTCATCACTCTCAGCTAACCATTGTTTGTATGCAACGTTGGTAGTCATTAGGCTTGGTGTATCCCCCACACTACTCCGTAAACCACTGGTGTCTCAGACCCGGTTCCGTTTACGAAACTTACATTCTTCCTGAAGTCTACCGGAAACGTAGTTTCAAAGAAACCTGAACTAGGAGTAGCCGCTGCTGGATCACCTACCCAAATACCTGTGGAAGATGATGCGGTACAATCAAAAGCCAACCATATGTCATGTGATGTGTGTAAACGAATTCCTCGTATCACAACAGAATCCACCCGCTTTTTAGACATGGAGGCATCAGCAGTTCCGAACCATGAGAAGTTACGCCCTTGCGATCCGTCGGTGTAGGTAGAGTACCCGCTACCGTTACGGATTTCGTTGTGGAACTTATCTACATAGAAATCAATGTTAATGTCAGTAGTTGTAACAATCTTTATACGTAGGTTGTTAGATGCTGTTAGAGGTGGTATCTCATATTTCACCTGCAATTGCTGGAATGCTGTGGATAAGGAAATAGTATTACCTGTAGCTACTGTAGCGTCACTAGAATCCGTAATAATAATTTGAACAGCCCCTGAAGCACTAGCTCCACGGACAGTTGCTTGACCCGTTAGAACTACAGGCTGTTGACCATTACCGCCTCCAGTTGAAACTTGGGTATAAACACCTTCACCAGCAGCGGAGTTATCTGGATTAACTAATAGTGACGCTGCTCCGGTATCCTGTTGGGAAGTACTTCTGGAAATAGCAGACCCCGTTGCAGTGAACTCAGTAATATCAGCAGCTTCAACCCGAGGGTTGGTTACCAAGTTTACAGCGGCATCCCCTCTGGCAACCGCAAACAAATCTTCCGCCGTGTTAGCGGTATCTAAAGTCACCTTAAAGGGGTAGTACTTAGTGAACGGATGAGTAGACGTTCTAGTACTAGGGTCTACCTCCCATGAGGGCCACTCATCATGCGTTATCGAAGTATTAACCATATTCCAAATTCTCCTATCGAGTGTTTGTCCAACCTACCAGAGCTACTAAACTACCAAGTATAACTACAGTATGTGTTATAAGTATCCCCACTGCCACCAATCCAGTTCTAGCTCCAGATACACGGTTGCGCCAATCCTGTAAATGATCAACGTTTGTATGCAGTTTATTCAAACTGCCCGCCAAGTTCACATTCAGAGCTGCTTGAGTCTCGATATACCTATCTAACCGTTCCATGTAAGTTGCTAGTTTTGTATCAATAGACTCGGTAGGCATCACCTATCGGCCCAGAACTAAACATCTCACAATCACCGCAGATACATCTGTAGTAGCAGCAACTTCATCTAACGCTGCGTCATCTGCTCCCGCTTCGTAGAGTGCGAGTTTTGAATTGGTATAGTCATACTGAGCAACGTATCCAGAATCTTCTGCCTGAGCAATCACAAGAGCTACGGTTTCAAAACCTAAGGTGGTAGCCGTTAAAGCTTCGCCACCTGCGGCATAGGAACTATCAAATGTAATTTTGACGATTCTGTACTTCAGGTTGCCGGGAACTCCAGTCTCTGTCGGTGCCCCTTCTGGGGTTCCTACTGTAAGTACCATTATATATTCCTCCGAAATCTAAAAGATTTAGTCTAAAAAAGCGTAGTGTGAGGGAGCCGAAGCTCCCCCACGCTACTAAAGTAGGTCTCTAGTTTACTCGTTCAGATCAACAATCTTTGCTTGTACGTCAAAACGGTGTGCCCTGAGTTCAGCCATCGTATAGAGCAAACCACGAACTACTAGCGACGAAGCCGCAAAGTAGTCACGGTTCTCGATGTACTGGGTAGGCTGTGCTACCGCAACTTCAAGATAATCCGTATCTAGTACGTAAACGTTAGAACCGTGAGTACCGCCAGTAGAACCAATCTTAGCTGACTTCGTGGTATCCGCATCTGGAAGAATTGGAATGCCCATGTAAGTAGCAAGAATCAGACCAGTGCGGGTGCCGGGGAAAGTCTTCTCCGAACCAATACCAACCGTGTACTCTTCCTGTCCAAGATACCTCTGCTGAGAGTTCAACAAACGCTCAAGCTTGAAGTACTGGTCATGACCCATGACGATAAGTTTTGGCTCACCACCATTGGTACGAATCTTCTGGATAGCTGTATCGAGAAGGTTCAGGGAAAGGTCTCGTCCGGTACCATCGTTCGCTTGTACGGATGCCGCAGTTTTCCACGGGTTATCTGCAACGGTTCGACCAGCAGTTGCCAAGGTAGCAGTGAGGTCGTAAGCGTTAGCATAAGTAGCGTTTGTACCATCAAGGACGTTAGTTCCATCAATTGAAACAATGTCATCAATTGAAGTCAAGCCCGCTCGACTGTATGTGAAAACAGCGTCAGCTTGTGCTGGAGGTGAACCTAGCACACCGGTAGCTGCTACAAATGTCAGCGTCCGGTCTGCCGCCTTAGCGGTAATTTGAGCACCCGTAGTGTTCTCAAGGTTACCAGCATCTGAGAAACCAAGTGCGTCACCAACCCTAAAGTTGTTTGCGTTAGTCAAGACAACTGAGGAATCCGATGTTGCGGTCGTAATGCCCGCTACTGAAGAAGCTAGAAGCTCAAGGTTCATTTCCTTGATGTGGTCTAGCTGTGCGTTCTCGTTCTCAAGAGCAAGAACATCACCAACACCACCCTCAAGCTGCGATGTAAACATCGCCTTGACGGAGGCTGCGAACGTCGTACCAACAATACTAGGCAGTGAAGATACTGTCTGAATCGCTGAGATGTCCACAGATGGGAGTGAACCCGTCTCTGTAATTGGGTTAGAGCGTTCCGACCCACGGTCTGAACGTACCCTCCAACCAGCTACGTTACCCCAGACATTTCTGGGAAGTGCGTTGAAGAACCTAGTTTGGTTATTCAGTGCATGCCATACCTTACGACCGAAAGTGGTCGTAAATATGTTTGTGTCGGTATCGACGGTAAACGGTGTCCCGCTAAACGCCTTCGACAAGTACTCAGAGCCTAGAACCGATTGGGTTGCCCCACGGTTCGCCTGAGCAATATATTCTGCAAGTGAAACTGACATTTTTAATTGTCCTCCTATTGTCTCAGACTAAATTGTTACATCACCCTGTTCAACAGAGTATTGAAGTTTTCTAAGTTCTGAGTAAGACATGTTAGCTAGTTCATCGACAAGCTGCCCACCAGTTGGGTTAGCTTTAACAATCTCTACCTCATCACTACCCAAGCTCAACGTAGGTGCAACCAAACTGCGTTCCTCTTTCCAACCCGCCTTGCGGAGAGTAGATTCGGTTTCGTCTTTGACAGACTTAGTAAGGTCTACATTATTGGAGGCAATCTGCTTCTTCAGGTTAGAAATTTCTTTCTTCATCTGCTTGTAAACTGCCTCTTCCATCGCTTCGTCATCCTCGTCTTCATCAGCTGCTTCTTCAACAGCTTCCTCATCATCATCTTCCTGTTCCTTCATCGGATACTTACTTGTCTTTTCTTCTGGCTCTTCTTCTTCCTCGGGTTCGTCCTCAGCCTGAAGCGTTGCTTGCTGGTTGGGGGCACTAGTTTCCGGAGAAACAGCAGTAGATGAGTCATTACCATCTTGGTTTAGTGCGCCACTGTTCTTAACTTTTCTTTCGCCAATACCATCAAGGTCGTCTGTTGACTTTAGCATAGATACGACTTGAGAAGCCACATCTTTAATTAAACTCGTCCGAGCATGATCCTGCTCTTTTGCAAACACTGTTGCTTCATCGTCCTCTTCAGCCTTTAAAAGGCGAGAGTCCATCTTTGTAAGTACCTCAGCAAGGGCCGTCAAACCTAGTGACGTTCCTTCCATGTACTTTTCAAGACGAGTATACAGTTCATCCGCCATGGTGTAACCTCCATTTTATTCCAGTCCGTATCCAAACTTCATAAAGGTTGGTCTAAGCCACCGCCGACCCCTATAAACAAATATAACCTAGTTAACTAGGTGTATCAGAACAAACGTTCTATATTATTATACTAAGATTTTTTGAAAGTGGTAAAAATTTATGCGTCTTTATAAGAATTTATATCTACATTACCTTCAAGATATCGAAGTATCTCGTTACGAAAGTCATAAAGAGGAACCTGTACTAGTTTTTTCATCTTCTCACATTGGTTACCCTCGGGTACTGAGGACTCAATTTGATCTAAAACTTTACCCACCATTCTAGAATGGCGAGCTAAAACCCACTCTTGCTCCTCACTAACCTTTTCTACATCCATAATCTATCTCCTTATAATACTGTGGTGGGTTCAATTTTTACAGTTAAACCCCCGCCCAGTTTTGAGCCTACCTCATCAAATGACTTCTCAATTCTTCGTGGTAAATCTGATAATATTTCTTCTAGAGGTATAGCTAAATACCTCTGCGCCTTATACTTCGCCCCACCTACTGTACCACCATCATGTATTAGAGTAGCGTACGGTGTATTGTAAGTAAGGTCTACAGTGTCGTCACCAACCTGAGTCACCATTAAGGACGAACGAAGTCTCCCAGTCTTTACAGGCATAACACCACCCTCAGAAACAGGTATGTTTGAAGTCTCAGCTAGTTCCTGAGTAATCTCCATAACTAAGTTCTGCACGAGTCCGTATAGAAGGTCTTGTAATTCATCCATAGTTTATTATACTATGTCTGCCACACTTCAGGTAGTTCCAAACCAAACCCAGATTCAACAGAATCGAATCTATCTAAGTAAATTACCTCTTTACCAACTTGACCATAGGTAGGGTGGTAGTATAAAACTAAATGCTTAGGTTTAGTTATAAGGTGTAAGCGACTAAACACGTACTCGTCCCCACCTTTTGTTGTACCGCAAATATGCAAACTGCCTGTTCCGATATCTATTTCATCCACACGATGAAAGTGACCCAGTAAAACGTCATCGAACTTATCGGAGACACTGAAACCATCGTCAGTTATTATTTGCGTCTTGTACTGCAAGACTGCTCTCAGTGAAGTCACAGCCTTCTGAATAGTCGCCGACGCCCCACCTCCACCAACGGAGTCACCGTGCATCATTAGTATATCTCTTCCTGCAACAGAGATAACATGGGCAAACGACTTAGGTATTTCAAACTTTATGTTGTCCTGTTTAGAACAGAATACTGCAAGCCATTGGTACAACATGTAATCCCAATCCATGTACCTATCTTTGGACGGAATCTTCCTAGTCATCCTACCGTGGTTACCAACAACACAAGGAACTTTGACTTCTTTAAAGTGGGGTGCCAGAAACATTAAAGCTTGGCTAATTATTTTTGCCCCATACATCATCTGCATCATACAGTTGTCAACATTGGTGCGGGCTAATTCATCGTGTATATCTCCGGAGATCATGTCCCCTAGCATGGGTATGGTAAGTTCATCTATCTCACAGATATTTCGCCTATACTCTGCTAGGTTTAGAACTTGGTTAGCCCAGCCCCATATACGGCGGTTAAACAACTCAATGTCATAGGAGTTCAAACCTACCATCTGTTCAGGAGTTACGTAATCCCCTACGTGTGTATCCGTAAGTGGGGCAACCATAACCTGTTTCTCTGAACCTTTTTTAACTCCAGAAGGTTTACGTACTTTAAAGGTTTTAGTTTTAGGGTGGGGAGTTGTGTAACGCTTTATAGTATCCACAAGAATTTCTGATTGTACAGAATCCTTTATGGATTTTTCATATAACTTTTTATAGTAAGTAGATTCCGCTTTATATGTTGCGGCCCGCTTATCTATGCGTATACGATCTTTTAAGAAATCTTCCTCTTCTTCAGGAGCAACAGTATCTGCCATCTTAGCGGCAGTTTCATCAAGGATCGAATTTATATCGAATACCTCACGGTCATACCAACGCTGTATTGTGGAACGATGCACCCCTATCCCATACTCTTCTTCTAACGACTGGGCTAAACTAGTCCAAGTCGCCCCTGCTCGTCTCTTCTGAATCAAGTCTTTCTTCGCCATCTCTGGAATCATCTGTACTCTCCTCTTCCTTATCTAGGTATTCAAAGTAATCTTTGAATAGACTAAAAAACTCTTCGCTGTCCTCTGCTTTATAAATGCTTCGTGGACTCGTAACCTTTTGAGGCTTGGGTTCACTCGGCTGCTTTTCTGGTTTAGGTTCCTGTTTTTGCTTAATGGCTGCTTTAGGAGCCGCTACTCCTTCAGCTTTATCCACAACCCGCTCGTCTTCGCCATATTTATCATCATCTATTTTCATGATATCATACTCTCTCAGGTCTTGCAAAGCCCCCTGCACAACATCTGTGGCAAATTTCTCTACCTTTTTATTTTTCGTCCGTAAAAACTGGTCTAGTTTAGCAACGCCACTTTTTTTCTTTTTCTGTTTAATCGGTGACCTCTCCCCATATGTGGGGGAAAATACTCCGGGGTCTGATGATACAGCAACAGTACCCATCCCGTCAACCGTTCCTATAGCTCCCTGTTTATCTAAGAAATTCGTAAACACGGAAAGGTGGGATTTCTCTAGATTCTCTACCGGCCCACTATCTGCGGAGCGTCTTGGACGATTACGTGGGGTTGCTGGTTTGCCTTGAACGGGTCTACCTATCTCGTCTAATTCAGGTACGGTCTTGCCCTCATCCTCAGACCCGACCCTCTCAGCCCAAGTTCTCGCCACTCGTTTATATTCCTGATTTCTTCGAGCGTATTTTTCTTTACTAGAAGCGGCAAGATCATGCCCATGCGCCGCAGTTAAATGACTACGAGATGCCGTGTTATCAAAGAAGCTACTGTCTTGAGCTTGCTTTCTGTGGGCCTCAGCTTGCCGATTATGGAAAGCTGGGTTATTTTTAAGCATGTCTGGGTGATGTATAGATCGTACACCGTTCTCGTAAAAATATGTCACAGTTCCAGTGGCGTTATCTACCTTCTTATCTATGTATGCATGTTTAGATGACCCATCAGAATCATTAGGTTTTAAATATTCCCCCCCATCAGAGTTGGGGTGAATTTCATCCTCATGTCTTTGACCCCTCTCTAAAATACTCCCGTCATTACGGGCAACCTGCTCCGGTTTTCCAACCATTTCTCGGGGGTGGAGGTCATCCCCAACATCTCTCTCAGGTGCTTTTTCCATTTTGTCAGACATTATTCATCTTCCTCCATATCTGTTAGAGTCGTAACTCCAGAAGAGGATGGAGCATTTGACTGTAATTGATTAGATGGTTCAACCTTCTTGCGTTGTGGGCGAGCTGTTGTGAAAGTTGCGGGTTCAACTTTCGAAACGCCAAAAGGAGTTAAGTGTGCAACAAAGCTTTTATTACTATCCGTGAACCACATCTTACTACCGTCTGGGGTAATTTCTTTTACTAGAGGTGATGAGTAACCCAGCTCGTAAAGACCTTCCATCCAAGTTGACGTACCCCCCTTTACTAAGCCAAACGATCTATCTTCTCCCTTTTCCGCACGTGCCTCAGCGTACTCGTCTAGATCACGTTCATCTAATGGCATTTTATCATTAGCGTCTGGAGTTCTCCAACCTAAGTTCCTGTCCTTAAATTTTCCTTCAGCTTTATCTACATCCATAGATTGTTCAACAGGTTCTTCCCCACCACCTTCTTTCCCAGCTTCTTCAGCAGCAAGTTGCTGCTCCATCAACTGCATCTGTTGTTGCTTCATCTGCTCTTCTTGTGCAGTTAGAGCAAGAACCTCAGTCTCACCCCTAATCTGGGCAGACGGTACAGGTTCCCCAGATACAATAAAGTCTACATCATCCATATTGGAATCTTGTTGTTTCAACACAAGGTCAAACCCTAGGTCGTTCAGTTGCTTTGCAATTTGAACTCTTTGACTAGCAAAATTAATCCTTGTAGCTTCAGCTTTTTCTTCTGGGTGAGGTAAAGATAAAGTCCAATCCGTAATCCCGTAAGCTTCTAATATCAACGGGAATACTTTTTCATGGTATAACCGTTGGTCTGATTCTACCACACGACTCATAACTTGTAGACCTTGTGTTTGAGTTGACAGCCCACCAAACGCTTCTGGGGTTCCCTGCCATGCTGGGGACACACCCCACAATGCGGCAACTCGTTCACGTATTTCTTCTTTCACTGGAAGGTAATCCATCTCTTGTAGAGTATGGAAAAGCCTAACCATGTCTACTCTACCCCTATTCGTTTTAGAAGATACAGCAACCATCGGAATGTAGTTCGGGTCTTGCTTTGTTTGAGCGGCGATATTTTCTCTTTCACGACGTAAGCTTTCCGGGTCATCTGTGGACACCAGTAACATAGCGGAAGGCATTTTACGCTCAAAGAAGTACCTGTAAAGGTTCCTATCCATTCCTATGAGAGTTAAAGCCTTCTCAAATACTGTTAGTATAGGCGACCATCCATATGTTTCAGTCGGGGAAAATTTAGATAGATGTATAACTTCGGAGTCAAGTAGGTAATAAATTTTACTACGGTTAGAGTACCTATACATCGCTGGTACAGTCTGTACGGAACAATCATTCCCGGTACATACACCCGGTTTCTGTGCGGTAGCCGAAATCTCGGCTTGTTCTACGTACTCTGCATTTTGCCCTAAACCGGAGTCCCTGTGAATAGGGCATAAGAAATGCTGCTTCTTGGGCAACCCCTCTTCATTCAGATCAAATTCAACCAAAGCTGGGTTCAAGCGTCGAATCTCTATAATTCTCGACCTAAGCTCCCCGTCTTCAGTAGCGTAATATTCTTTGTTTAGATAAATGAACGCATCATCCACTGTATTTAAATCTAGGTGGAACTGCCTAAGCACTTCTTCCAAACTCTGGTCAAATATATTACAATCCTTCATGACCTTCTTCAGCTTTATTAACTGTTTTTCGTCCGCTTGGTCGTTTACGGGATGGAATTCTAAACCTCTTCGGAAAACCTCACCCGTAATATGTCCTATAGGGCCTCGTATTTCCTCTACTGAAAAAGCAATGGTTTGTAAATCTTGGATAAGTTGTTTACGAAATCCAATTTGGTTCTTAATATATTGGTTGACAATATAATCAATACCAAATGTAGGTGATTTACCCGTATCCCCAGTGGATTTACTCAGATTTAGCATACTCTGCATTCCAAGTTTAGCGTTAAGTTCATCCATCTTTTCTACCAAAGATGGAGCTTCAGGTAAGTAATCCAGAATTTTCATACGTTAGTCCTCTAACTGTTTGGTTTTAGTTAGACCCGACACTTCTTCCAGTGCCGTCAATTTAAGTATAACTTGTAGCGCAGATTCCTTTAGTAAATAACTTTCAGATACATTATCTGGGAGTCGGTTAGGTTTAACTACAACTGAAGGTTCTTTGGTTTCTTTTTCCAACTGTTCTACTTTCTGTTCCAAGTCTTCGCTGTATTCACGTAGATTGTAGTTTTCGGAGTGAGCAGCCCCAGATAGAATGCCTAACCGAGCAGCTTCCTTTACCAGCGAGTGGTATGCTCCTTCACTTAATATCGTTACAGCGTCATGATCGTCGGGTATGTCTGCGTCAGGCTCAAATTCACCCAATGTATCATGCCACGCATCCAGTATCCTCCACGTACCAGTCGTAACATCTCTATGAGCCACATACTGAGAATCACGATCACGTAATAGTCCACCTATAGGCATAACTTTTCTCCTTACCTTACTATACTATTATACTACTCTTTTAGGATACATGACATTTCGACCATCCGCAAGCTTTGCAAGAGGAGCAACCGCCCTCTTCTACAATAAACGGGGAGCCACAACAGGTATCCAGTTGTGTAGATTCACCCTTAGTCAGAAAAGGTGCATCTACTAAATTCTCTAAATAATCGTAAGTTGTGATATCTAGGTCATCTCCTGACTTAGGCGTTTCCACTTTTACTAACACTTCTTTCACCCTACTTCCTGAACGGTAAACTGTGATACCTTTACATTTAGATTGCCATGCAATCATATAAGCAGCGTATACATCTTCTATTGTAGCACTGTTCGGAAAGTTAATCGTCTTAGAAATGCCAGAGTCACACGACTTTTGGAAAGCTGACTGCATAAGTACGTGCGCTTCTGAAGAAATTTCATCGGATGTAACATACACATCCTTAACCCACTGAGGTACATCAGGTCTACCTTGTATAGACCCTCCCTCATAAATGTGTTCCATCAACTCTTCTGAATAAAACTCATGTTTTTTTGCATCTTTCTCAAAATATTTATTTATATAATGTAGGGTTTCTCCCTCAAGAATATTTGTTTTGCGCCACGCTAAAGCAAATAAGGGTTCTACCCCACTTGAGGTATCAGCTAGCATAGATATGGTACCTGTGGGCGCAACTGTAATCCTGCAAGCATTTCTAAACTGAGTCTCGGAAGAAGCGTAATCACTCTTACCCCACGCTGGGAACACCCCTCGCTCATCCGATAATGTCTTAGATTCACTATCCGCAACATCTTTTATAAACCCCATAATTTCTCCGCCAACCTCTCGACCAAGTTTAGTATGATAGCCTATACGTAACTGAGTTAGAAGATCGGCGAAGCCCATAATACCCAACCCTATTTTGCGGGTACTCTTAGTCATAATTTCTATATCGTGGGTTGCATACTCGTTAGCATCAATTACGTTATCTAAAAACCTTGTAGAGCTTCTTACCACCGCTCCTAGCCGGTTCCAGTTAACCCCTGTTTTCCAATTAGCCGAATCTGGTTTCGTCTCAACAAAGTTAGCTAGGTTAATGGAGCCTAGATTGCAAGATTCATTGGGTAGTAAGGGCTGCTCACCACATGGGTTGGTTGCAATCATGTCCCCGAACTGCTCAGATACATGATTATCTTTATTAATGGTGTCTAGGAAAACCATGCCCGGTTCTCCGTTCCTCCATGCCCCGTTTATTATTTTATTGAAAACGTCTCTCGCATCCAACTCCCCCACTATTGCGTTGGTACGTGGATTAATTAAAGGGAAATGCGTTCCAGATACGACAGATTTCATAAAGTTATCTGAAACACCCACGGAAATATTAAAATTGTGTATCTCCCCCTCAACTTTTTTACAGTCTATAAACTCTAAGATGTCCGGATGGTGAACATCCATCACCGCCATGTTTGCGCCATCACGTTTCCCACCTTGGGTAATCATTGATGATACCCGTGAAAGGGTTTTCAATACTTCTATTGGCCCACAAGATATTCCATGTGTAGTTTTTATACGATCTCCCTTTGGTCGAAGTTTAGATAACGCAAAGCCTGTACCCCCTCCAAACTTTTGAACCATCGCTGAATCAGTTGCAGCTTTCATTATCCCTTCCATACTATCTTCAAGGGGTAGAACAAAACATGCGGAAAGGGTACCTTGATTAGTACCAGCATTCATAAGGGTTGGGGAATTGGGGATGAAATCTAAGGCACTCATCATCTGAAAGAACTCGTTAGATACCATTTTAATTTCTACGTCAAGTTTCCCGTAGTTCCTCTCCGGTACTGCGACCGCATTAGCTACCCTTCTGAACAATTCGTCCGCATCTTCAATAGGAGTCCCAGCATCATTTTTTTGGAAGTATCGTTTTTCAGCTACGATTTGAGCTTGGGATGTTAAAGTTACCATGTATATCTCCTACTAACCTCTGTGTAAACATAATAGACAAAGTTTGTTCTCTGGAACCCATACAGCGGGAGAACATTCTGAGATCGTGCAATCGGGATTAGGGCGATCAGGATGGTTTTCCTCTACGGGTATAGTATTATTATACCCCTCCTTACTGGCATTTTGCAACCTTTCCATCATCTTTTTTACGCCACTTTCATCTTCTTTGTCCGGTTCAAAGGCGGTAGCTAAATTTCCTACATCCTGTACCTTATAGCTACTAGCTTCATGAGCGGCGGTAAGAGCCATCCCAATTGAAAAGAAAGCATCCCCATGCCCCATTGGGGTGACTGGAGCTTTCAAATCGTTGTTGACTGAAAGTATCTGCTGCTTTTGTCTTTCGTCTCGCAACAGCCTTAAAGTATCATTGTGTACTGTCTCCTCAAAGATTTGAGCCATTGTATGCTTACTCTTACTTGTAAACGACATTGGGAACCAAGCTGAGTTCAGTCCCCTGTCCTCCAACTCCCCACGAGTATTATCTATATAACCTCTAGTAATTTTAAAATTCTTCGCTGCATCATTCAAGTATTCAATTTGCGCCGCATAATCCCAACCATCCAGAAACGATTGATGTATCTGTTCTAGATAGCTCCCGTTCCTTTTAAAAACAACTAGGTGCGAAGGGTGTCGCTTTTTCCCTACATCAAACCCTGCGTAAATCTCGTCATCCTCATTAAAGAGATGCTCTGTCGTAGCAGATAAACTACGTAAGCTGGCATCCTCACATCTGGAAATTTCATCATAAGAAAAATAAGCCTCCGTACTAAACGCTGGTTGCAATAAAAATTCAGATGCAAACGATTTAGGATTAGCTTTTTGTGTGTCAAGTAAAAACTTTTCAGAATACATATTAGGGAACAAAACTCTGCGCCCCGGCTCCGGGTCTAACGCAGGAAGCTTCCTAGTAAAAAACCTCTCGTCTTTCTCTAAGACAGTCAACAGGTCACCCGGTATCATTGGGGTGCCCACCACTATAATTGGACACCCTCGATTAGGTATGAACATAGATTCAGTCATGAAGTGATCTTCGATTTTATTCATCTGACCGACAGCTAACGGGTTGTCGGGGTCACGCAGGATGTCATCTGCCACCAATGCCCCGTTAACGTGTAGTCCCCGTTTGAATGAAAATAATCCCCCGTGTAAAATTTCAGCAACCTTACCATCTATCCCGTACCTAAAAGTAAAATCACCTCTAGGGGTTTTATCCACTAACCACTGCATTAATATAGGATTCCTAGAAACCTCTTTCTTTAGTTCCCCTATATGATATTGAGCCATTGAAGCACTGTAAGAAAGGTACAAGGTGTTAGAATTAGTTCCCATTTTTAACAACCGCCATACAGCAAAAGCATGACCTAAAATGGTGGATTTGAAATGCGCTCGTGGTAACACACTTACGTAATTCAACCCTTCTTCTAACGCATATTCCACATCTTCACAAATTTGTCCCACATGCCAAGCATTAAATAAGGAGGGGTTGTCGAAACTTTGAGACCACACATCTCTTACGAAATCCCAAAAACCCCCAACAGCAAACTTTTTATTAGTCTCTAATTGGTCAGCCATTAAAGCTAATGCATCTATAACCGAAACTGTTTCCGCTTTAGTCAATGACTGTCACTTTCTTATCTTGGGCAGTATTAGAAACAAGAAGTCTAAGTTTAGCTGCGAGACGTTGCATTAGTTCAGAATCGTCAATCTCACTAATTAGAATTTGGATAACGTCCTGTACAAATTGTAAATTAATCAAACCTTCAATTACTTGCCGCTCTCCATCTATACCTATAGATGCAGCTTTTACAGCGTCAAAAGCTCTATCGAATGTGAGATTGTTTAGTTCGGCTGTAGCCTTCTCTCGTATATTCCCGTAAACATCTAAATGTTCCTGTTGGAGCCTGACGAGCCTACCTGATTCAGTTTCAACAGTTCTCTCTAAAGCTTTAGTTTTTACGTCAGTTCTCTTGGAATCCCAATTATACTTCTTAGCCCACGAGTACACGGTTTGATTACTTACCGTAATGGAATATTCCGAGGAAACTGCATCAGCAATTTCCCGTGCTGAAGAATCATCTTTTAGGTATAATTCCATAGCACGGTTTTTTACTTCTTGGGGAATAGTTTTAGGCATAGGTTACAGTACACCGTCTTGGTCAGGCATTTGTCGATCTCTGAAGTCTTGGTTGTCGTCGGGCGGCGCAAAGTAGGCGGAGTTTTGGGACTCTATACTACCACCGTAGGGTGTGCCATCGCCTTGCAGTAACTTGCTAAAGTCCATATGTCCTGTCTTATTAGTAGCTGCGTTGTAACAGGCTGGCACTTTAAATTTAGCTCCGCTGGAAAAGAATTGTTTAAAGTCTACCCCAATCTCATCCCTAGTGCACAACCCCACCCAAACATTCTCTTTTTCAACAATGGGTTTGTAGCTGGTGTTGTTTCTAAGGGTTCCGGTAGTTCTTTGAGTGTTATCGAACTGTTTATTGTGAGCACAGGCATAATATTTACACCAAATCACTGTACCATGCTGTTCTTTCAAGTCTTCCAGCGTAGTTCCTTCTGGTAACCTATCTTCATATACCACAGGCTCTTCTTCTTTAGAACCGCCCCTAGAAACGTACATCTTAAACTTATTGTCCATATCTTTTCCCCCACAATGCTATACAGGCCGCATCTGCGTAATCCTGTTCGGGGAATCTTTCTCCCCATAAATCTACAGCGAAGTCCATTATATCAGACTTCTTGGCGTTACCGTATCCCAACACTTGTCTTTTCCACGTATTATTATCCACAGCTTTGAAAGAGATGCCACTACTATGTAAACCGTATTTTACGCCCGCTACCACCGAAGCGATAGCTATCGTGGCCTTAGCATTTTGTATGTATATAGCAGACTCTATCGCTGCTGCGCTTATATCTATTATACTTAAACCATCATATACTTGGTCAAGTATCTCGTAAAATCTTTCTTCCGCCAACTTACCCTTACTACTATACTTCTTTAACTCCACCAAAGATTCGTCCTCATCAAGGATGGCTATGTGAACAGCTTTAGAGGAACAATCTATACCCCCTATCATTCTATACCCTCCGGAAAATTCTCTAAATCTTCATTTAAATCTAATAGGACTTGCGCTAAATCATCTACAATCATTAGCCCTTCATGAGTACTCCCAGTTACAACATTGTATTTCAACGCTGAAAGACCCAATTCTATATAACTTATCTTAGCTAAAAGCTCTTCGATCATCTGTTTTCTCCTCATACGCTTGAGTTCTTATAGCCACAACTCTAGAAACGGTAGCATAAGCTGAAGTGTATAACTTCAACTCCCCCAAAACTTTTTGGTATGCCGTATTTACATCAATGCAATCTCTGCGTAAATCCATCAGTGCTGGGTTAGTCATAAGCACTTCCCCCCGCATCTGCTCTCTAGTAGGCTTCTTTTTTGCTTCAGCTTCATATCTCTGATTCAACTGAAAGATTGCAATGTTATACCCTTCTTCAAACTGGGCTTCCATCGCACCACGCCTAGCTTCTAAGTCAGCTACATGTTGTTCTAAGAGACTCTTGGAACCCCCATACATAACTAGGTAATCTACAAGTTGTTTATTATCAGCTTTCATAACGTCAGCGAAATTTAAACCTTCTTGAGGCTTTTCCACGTTTAATGCAAATCCCGGCACAGAAATACTATCTACGTACTCTTGAGCCTGAGATATGGCATCTTCATACGACCATCGTTTTTTCATAATAACACCTTCTTACAATTGCAATACCACATCCCAGTACATTTTACAGGCGCTTCTTTCATATCCATAATTCTATAACATCTACTAACCAAGTCTTCCCACGAAAGGGGGTCATGTAATATTTTAAAGGATTTCAAGTCTTGGGTATCTTTGTTCTCGTACAATAGATAAGCATTTTCCGGTTCCGCTGTGTTTAAATACAACTGAACTTGGACTAGGTGTTCTGGTTTTGGGCCCTTCAACTTAGAAAACCCTACAGAATTTATTGTTTTTAGCTCTAAGATAGCCCCTTTATCCGTACCGTCTTTTATAATAAAGTCAATTCTTCCTGAAAGCGGGGGGTCATCACACGTAGCTACTACTTCCCGACCTATCAGCATGTCAGCTTTTTCTAAGTAGATTTCCACCCTCTCCTCAAACGAACCCCCTGTATCGAAAATACGCTGTAACTTAGGCTTGATGTCCAACGCTGGCATCAAACCCTTGTAAGAAAGGTAAAGATACCTGTCGCAAGGGTTTCCTAAACTTGAGGGATAAAACACACCCGCTCTAGGAGGGCGTCCCTCAGAGACCATGGTACTTTCCAACTGTTTTATCAGCCATTTATCCTTAGATACAAATTCCCCCATACCTAAAGACTGAGTTCTAATCTGTTTAATTCCTGACATAATCTTTCCTTTACAGTTTTCAACGTATTTTCCCTAAAGTGCCAAATCTCTTCTATTCCCATATCCCTTAACTTAGCATCTCGTTCTGCGTCCCGTTTAGCTAAATGACCGAAAGGGCCATCCGCTTCCACAACCACCTCTATCTCAGGCAGATAGAAGTCTACGTCATACGTACCAAACCTAGCTTGGGATATGTATTGTAATCCAGTTTCTTCTATGCACTTCTGTATAAGCTTCTCCTGATCAGTCCAGAATTTCGACGGCATCTATTATTTTCTTCATTTCATCTGGGTAATCCGCAGCAAAGACACGCAAGTTATCGAATCCCTGTAACTTACCTGATGGGAATTGATCGCAGTAATACCACGCTCCCCGTTTAGTTATGATACCTTTCTCCAAAGCTTCCCGCAAAAAGGTTTCATTTGTATCTATACCCCCCTCAATACGGAATGGTATCTCAACTTGCTCCCATCTTTCCCCACCAAACTTATCTTTCAGTAATGCGGCTTGTATCATAAACCCAACACGCTTATCCCTTTCTTTAATGTAAGCCCCTCTACGAGTCTCCATTACGGCATGAGCAAAGAATTGTTGTCCCTTACCACCCGGCATTGTTTCAATAGCGGATACCGGCCCCATAGAACCTCTCACCTGATTGATAACAACTAAAGCTGAACCGTGCTTCAACAGCGGAAGCAATCTAACCAATGCTTGGTTCCATGATCTTGCTTGCCATGCTATAGGATTGTACCCGAAAGAATCCTTGTTATCCATAATTGTCTCCGGTATAAGACCAGCTACACTATCTAGGACAACTAAATCAACCCCCGCCTTTAGACCAGCTTCCATAGCCCTGTACGCTTCTTCTGCGGTAGGTGCTTGTTTTATTAACACATTGGACGTATCTAGCCCACACTTACCCATCCATACAGCATCCCAAGACATTTCTGTATCTACCCACAACGAAACCCCGCCTTGAGCTTGGACAGACTTGCACAATTGACTGGCAAGATAAGACTTACCTGACGACCACCCACCAAAAAATAAAGAGAACTTCTTCTTCGGTATCCCCCCGCTAGTAATCCTGTCCAATTGCGGTAGGTTGAACGGTATCTTCTCGTAAGAAAATTCGTCTGAATCTCCCGGTACCAAACCTAAAGTCTTATCGTCTAACAAGTCTTTGAATAGGTTACTCGCTGTCATCTTTTAACTCACCCCTATTGATATAGGCTTCTGACCACGCAAAACAAACCGCAGCGCATTGGATAAGCTCCTCAAACATACCGGCTATACGCTGGTCATTCACATCCTTAGCAACCTCACCAATTTCTTCAGTTAAAATTGACATCCACTGTAAATCTGTATTATGTGTCTGATCTCCCCACCGATTGTCCTGTCTCTCTCGTTCAGACAAAACAGCTTCAAGAATCTTAGCTCGTGTTAGTTCATTCATTACCCAGCATCCTTTAAAATCTTCTCTACTTCCGCATCAGCCAATTTATATAGTTTAACAAAAGCCTTTCCTAAAGCTTGTTTCGCAGACTCAATTTGCTCTTCTATATCGTGGTCGGTATCAAGATCATAAATACCGACCGTCGCCTTTGCTGAATTATAGTTTCCTAAATTTACAGTAAAGGACAGTTCTTGCGATACTTTCGCCATTAGATTCTCCTTAATCCCAATCTATGTAACTACTAATTGTATCAGGTTTAGGTGTCTCCGTCAATACAAAATCCTTCTTAGTTGCCCAAGAAGGCTCACATACTTCCACATCTACTTGCAAAGGTATATTTAATGAATTTATCTCTAACAATTCTTTAATTGCGGGAACAACCTCATACGCCTCATCTTTGTGTATCTCACAAATAATCTCATCGTGTACCTGTAACAACATAGTGCTTTTCTTATCCTCTAAATATTTCGAAACTACAATCATACGCTCACTTAGTAAGTCAGCACTGGTTCCCTGTATGAGATAGTTGACAGCTTTGTACCCCTTATCTGAGGGTACTTTGTAAATCCTGCCAAACTTATTTTGAACCCACCCACGGCGTTCGATCATTCTAACCACGGTATCAAAGAATTTCTTTGACCCTGATATGTTTGCAAAGTATTCTTTCTTATATCTCGCCGCTTCCTTAGGGGTAGTCTTCAACTGTTGGGCTAACTTATCTTTACCAATCCCATAGATCACTCCGAACGTAATCGTCTTAGCGAGTTGCCTGTAGAATTTAAAGTCCGGGCTATCTTCTTCTACTTTGAAAGCCAGCTTTGCAGCTTCTCCGTGAAAATCTACATCCCCCCGTCTCATAAGTTCTAACATAGCTGGGTTATTTATGTAATACATAAACATCCTAACTTCCATTTGAGAGTAATCGTAAGACACTAAGTAATGATTGTCTCTCGGGATAAACAACCTACGAATAGAAACTTGTCCGGGGTTCGACTTGTCAAGAGATTCATCGCCTATAAACCCCCACGACTTGATAACTTCATCACTTAGTTTCTTACTATCTAAAGCATTACCACCCTTGGAAGCTATAGTCGCCCCCACCCGTTCCCTGACATCTAGGAGTTCCTCTGGTGTAAAATCGACATCATAAAGTTTATAATGGTTACGTGGGATGTTTTGAAGGTTAGGACTGCGTGAGGCTAACCGCCCCGTAACAGTTCCCCAGTTAGCAAAGGTGGTATGCATCACAGGCGTTTCAAGGTACGGTTCGATGTATGTGGACTTTAACTTCGCCAACGTCCTGTGCTGCCGTATTAGGCCCGCTACAGGGTGATTTATCTGGACTAACGCCCCCTCATTCCAAGCCTCTGCTCCTGATGCAGTTTTCATAGGAGAATGTATACCCACTGAATTAAAGTACGAACCGACTTGTTGGGGACTGGATATATTAAATACCTGCCCCGCAAGAGTTTCTATACGATGTTGGATGTCTGCACTACGGGTGCTAAGCTTATCCAATGTCGATAAAGCGTACTTCTGGTCTATCCGCATGCCTTCACGCTCCATATTTAACAAAACTTTTGTTAAATCTACCTGCATCTGCCACACACCCTCTTGATTACTCTTCTTTATCTTCTCCAACGAGTCTTCATACAACTTTAGTGTCCAGTAAGCGTCCTTTTCGCAGTAAGGCCCCAAAATTTCGGTTGGGCACATGGAAAAATCCCGATTCCACTTGTTCTTCACCAATGTTTGCTTAGTTTCTTTGTCATAAGCGGCATTATTGGGGCCAAAACGCCTAGAAATGGTCTCCGTTAGGGATAAACCGTTTACAATGCTCGATTCAGTCAACCTAGCCATCACAATCACATCAATTAGCTGCTTGCCGTCCACACGGAACCCCTCCTGCTCCAAAAAGGGTACATCGAACTTCAAATTGTATGCTATAACACGTTTTACCTTGTTTAACTCGTCAAAAAGAGGAGATAGGTACTTCGGGTCGAGGTTACCCCCTAAACTTTGGTGCCTGAACGGAAAATAAAACGTATGGTCTGGAACCGCCACCCCAACCCCACATAATTGGTGCCGAGAGTATGCGTCCAGACCATTTGTTTCACAATCTACCGCCCAATCCTCGTAATTACCGAGGGTAGCAACAGCCGAATCGAATTGTTGCCCGGTTAGCACTAACACTAGAAGGGCAGTTCTTCATCGTCGTCATCTGAAGCTAACGCCTTAGCTGTCTCAGGTATACCCGTAGCAGCTTCTGCTGACGGGGTACTGGACTCACTATACGTTTCCATCATGTAATCCTTTACAGATTGAAGGTCTCCAATAGTGTTGTACCTAGCTTCAGGTATCTCATCTTCCTTAGTGGTTGCAGTTATCGTATAGGTAGTATCCAATCCTGCACCTGTACGCCGAACCCTCACAACACCTTTGCCCAAATGGCCCCAGTCATTGTAAACGTCTACCAACTGATTCCAGATGTAGTTACCACGACCGAAGGTTAGAGGTAATATACGGAAGTCGTTGACGACCTCTTTGTATACTGTCTTACCCGATGGGCCTGTAATCGCTTCCCACGAATCTATCTTACGCTCGGGATGGAATACTTCTGTAACGTATGTCCAGAAAGCAAACCTGTGTTGAGGCTTACTATCTGATGGAACTACCCCTAGAGGGCCATCTGGCCCAGATATCACACTTTTGTATGTGTTCTCATCCCTAAATGTATGCATCCAATATTCGTCCAAGAACGGATCATCATCGTCTCCGGTAGCAACCGAAATGATAAATGCTTGGTCACCATCTCGCAACCACATTTCTTTCCGGAGACCCCCTGAATTAGATCGCTCTGAAGCTGTTGAACTTGCTCGCTCCTGTATAGCCTTTATCCCACTCATGCTTATCCTCCTACCAGTATTCCCGGTCTTGGATTATTTTATCAATCACTTGTTTATCTCGAATATCTTGAACATCCTTATATTGCAAAGGAATATCAACATATGCTATTCTAACTGACTGCCCCAGATATGTCAAGGCTTTCTCCTTACCTATCTGCCCAGCCTCATCATTATCAAGACATAATACCACCTCATCCACCGGCAACTCTTGTACCAACTCTACCTGCTTTTTCGATATAGACATGCCTAAAATAGCCACTGCGCTATATCCTAACTGATTTAACCACATTGCGTCAAGCGGCCCTTCAACAATACATAGTAATTTTGAAGGCTTTATTAGACCACCGCCGAATAAAACTCTAGATTTCTTAAAGTTTCGTGGGTACAGGTATTTTGGAAACCCGCTCTCACGACGTATTACCCAACCTACATCAACGTTATTTAAATCCTTAATGGGTATCGCTAACCCATTCTCCGCCGTTATCCCAGCACCCCATTTCTTCAACGTTTGTTTATCGAAACCCCTGCTGAAAATCCAATCAGGTACAAACTTTTGGTTGAACGGGAAGTCCACTTCCGGTAGGTGGGTGGGTTCTACCTCAATTTCATCGAAGAAATCTGTACCAACTGATACACTATGATCTCCTAAGAACTGAGATAGCTGCCCCGAAGAAAGATTCAAGTACTCTTGAACGAAACCTCTTAGGCTACCCTGCCCACACCCCCGAAAACAAATCCATACACCTTTACTAGTGTTTATGGAGCATGAAGTATGCTGGTCATAGTGAAACGGGCAAAGAATATTGAACTGTTCTTCACCAGCAGGTACCGAAATACCTGCTTCTAATAACACCGATGCCCAATCAAACATTACGCCTTCGCTTTACGGTCTGCTTTGTTTGCTCTAACGAATAGAACAACTTCATTTTCGTACCCACTGGAGTCAGAGACAGACCCGTTACGGATATCTCCGACTGTAATAGAGACCAAAGGTTTCCCCGGCCCTTTACTACGCCCAGTTTTCACAACTATGCTGTCCTCATCATCTTTAAACCAACCAAGTAATCCCATTATAGACCTCCTATAGTCCTATATCGAACTCTTCGACTTGTCCACTATCCACATTCCAAGTAAAGGTGCAGTTATCAACCGGCAAATCCCCATCCCTATACTTCTGAAATTGTATTTCCCTTTGACTGTCAACGTCTTCTACCATGCACATTGACAGGGCAACATCAGAAGCTCGGATAAGGGCATCACCAAATGCGACCTGATCTGCTCTGGGGGGCGCAAACATGTTTGACGCATCCCTTGTAGCCTGTGTTGAAACCATTATAGCATTATTCTGCGATAACGCAAAATTCTTTAGCCCGTAGAATAAGCTATGGCTTTGTTCCCATGCCGCCTTTCGTGAATCTGATGTGGATACTAAGTATACCCCATCTATAACGGTAAGGTCAGGTGAGTATTTACGTATCAACCCTGCGATACTGGGCAAAGATATGCTATCTTCACCATTAATGTGATCACACACTAGCAGTTTATTGGCGCTTGTTTCCGAAAGAAACTTCTTATACACAGTTTCATCTATAGGTTGACCAGATCGTATAGCTCTATGGGATAACTTGTACCCCATCATGTTAGCAAGTATGACATCCATACGCATCTCTATAGAACGTTTTGTCATTTCGGTGGATACCAACAGTACCCTACGGTTATCCAGTATAGCTTCCGCTGCAACCTTTACACATAACCAAGTCTTACCAACGGTAGGGCGGGCAAAAGCAGATATCAAGTCCCCTTCCTGCCAACCCATTCCTGTGCTGTTGATAGTTCTAAAGGGGGTACGTATCCCAATCATACCATCCCCCATCTCTCGTTTCTTATTACGGGCTTGCCACTCTGTGAATCTATCTGAGTCACCGGTATCGTAATACGATACATCCTCATCATAGGTAACCTCAACATCCGCAAGAGATTGAGTAATTGCACTCAAAGCGGCTTTAGGATTATCTTGCAACACAGCCTTATTTGAACTGAATGAATTTACGATTTCCCTAAACAAAACCTGCTTCTTAAACTCATCTTGAGCATAATCGAAGTTAGTGGTAACCGCTTCAACCCGCAACTTAGGGAAGTTCTCTGTCAGAACACTGGGTTCTGGGAACTCTTTATATTCATCTATATGAG